CAATAATGAAACCCTCTGAGATATTTAAACAGTGACTGCGAGATAAATGGGATGAGTCAGGACTAACTGGGATGTGGTGGGATTGGAGTAGTGAAAAGGCGTTTCAACAGGTGAAAAAATAAGACGGGGCTAAAATGCCCCGTTTTTTATCGCCAAGCGGCAGCCATGTGATCCAAAACTGCGTCGAGAATGTTTTCTTTATCTTGGTTGCTGACACCTAAAAAAGGACGTGCTGGGATAGTTACTTTTTTCACGGCTCTACCGCCAACATTTAAGGCTTTAGCAGTTTTAGGTCTAATGACACCACCGAACTGGTGGATGGCGGCATATTCCTTATTGGTACCGACAACGACTGTGTCGCCGTTAATAACATCGTGGTTGATTGAGTCAGCAAGATGACCATTTAGGGATAGTATCTTGCCCTGATTCCTTTTCTTTTGTTCTTGGTACCACGGCTGAAGCGTAACCCAAGGTTTACCAGTTGGGTCAACATTTTTGCCAGAGTTTAACCTGTCCTCAGTTGATTCTTGAAGTAGTTCCCCAATTTTTAACAGCACGGGTCTTAGGTCGATGACCTTTTCTTGCAGTGCATGAAGTGCTTGACTGACTTCTTTATCGTTAACTGAGATGGTGATGTTTGCCATTATTATTGCCTCATATATATAGGTGTTGTAAGATAAGCACGGGTGAAGTAATGGGACTTAGCGGGCATGTGTCGTATCCTTACATACTCCCGTGCAAACAGGACACATCTGGTTGTACTTCTTTACTTTTTCTGTGGAATAAAGTGTGTTGCGGGCATGTGTCGTATTCTTTAGCACGCTGCATAATGGGGACACATCCCATTGTGTTATTCCACCTTTCCTTTATCGTAAATTCTTAATCCTCTCCTATAGTCGTCAATATAATCGTAATCAATTAACGTTCTTGTTTTTTCATCCGTTGGGTTAAACAGTGTGGTACCACGCCATTCATTGCCAACCAAATCGAATACAGCAAGCCCTGCTACCTCTCCCGCGTCATTGGTATAAATATTGATATATCGGCGTTTGATGAGTAGTTTGTCACCACGATCAACCACATCAATCCAGATTTCTTGAGGATTTTTGATGGTATCTGCCAGCAGTAGTAGGTATTGCTCACGTCCGTTTTTCTGGATTTTAAGCTCGCCATTGGATCGGTTGATAAACAGTTCTTTGCTGATGGGTAGCAGATTGCCGATGGCATCTTGAAAATACACAACATCGTTAGGTTGTGCATTGAACTCTGCCATGAATGCGGTTAAATAAGCGGTGTCGGTTAGTCCTTGCGCCATGATTTTTTCAGGTGCGTAGCTCTGCTTTGGTAAGTCTCTGGCTGGTACACGCGGGATCAGGTTGAGCTTATCAATAAAGTATGACTTCCACGGACTACATGGGTCATCAATGCTATTACAGGCTTTATTGTTGGGTGTGGCGGCTGGTTTGATGGCATGACCTTGATAGTAGTCTTTGCCAGGATTGTATGCAAAGCCAGGATCAATGCCCTCTGGTGTTTGTACTAGTCGCGGTGTTGCGCCACGAACGCCAACCAGCTTTTCCTGAATGATGATTTCTGGCGCTTGGTCTGGTTCTGTTTTACCCATGCGTTCCAGTTCGCCTTTTGAGACGCTGTAAACACGGCATTTGCAGCCCCATCCGTTGGGTGGATAGTGGGTATTCCACCAAGGGTCATCAGCAGATAGAACCAGTCCACTCCAACTGAGATGATCTGGGCGTGCATTTTCGGTGCGCAGGCTATGCTTGTATCGCCAGTATGGGTTGGTGCGTTTAATCGATTGCAGTTGTTGATAACGTCCAGCGGCATAAGCCATATCTAGGTTAGTTTCATAAATGACACGGGTACGCCAGTTACGTCCGCCGTTGTAGTCCCAACCGTATTTGGCGACGATGGCATCAAAGTCTTTGCGGAAGGTTTCAAGCGTGGAGCCTTTGAGAGCTTTCATGATGGCGGTTTGAAAGTCGGCAAGCATGTCATCACGCATAGCTCCTGCCACGACAAAAGCGGCATCGTGTTGTTGTTGCCAAATATCCGTCCATGAGGCGGTTGGTAGGCGTAGCTTTTGTTTGAAAAAGTCGATGGCTTCGTCAAAGTCTAGCTTAAATGCGTTGATGTCAGCCATTGATTGCCTCGTCGATGATGTCGGTGCGTCCTACCAGTTCGGCTAAGGTCATGGCTTTGGCGAGCATGTCGGCTTGCTGGCTTATGTCTTGTTGTGCCATTTGCAGCAGCTTGACCTGTAAGTCTTCAAAGTCAGTGGCGTTGTTAACCAGTTCACGAATTTGGTCGATAAAGCTGGTTTGCAGTGGATTCATGACGGTTTGCAGACGTTCCAAAATATGAGTGGTTGCTGTGGGTTCTGGTGCTTGCTCACTATTAATAGCTTTGCTTTGACAGCCACAACCGCAGCTTTGAGAATGCGCCGACGTATTCGTTTTTTGCTGGTTGGTGGCAGTTTGTAGGGGTTGTTGACCAAGGATGATTTCGTCTGGTTTTGGGTCTGATAGCCCGAATTTGTCGCGTACTTCGGATTCTGAGACGCGCAAACCTAGGGGTACCAGTACGGCTAGGTTTTTGGCGAGTGCTTCTAAGTCGGCAGAATCTTGCTTGCGAATGAAGAGGTTCGGGTAGTTTTCTTGTACGCCATAATTAAGATCAATGTAAGGTTTAATCAGGTCGCGGTTGATGGTGTTAGCAAGCTCGAAAGCATCGCTGTCACGGATGTCTTCGCGCACGTCTTGCATGGCAGTATCGTTACCGAGCTTTCCAGCCGTACCTTCTGTTGTTCCTGTTTGACCGAGAATGGCTTTAGAGAGTTGCTTATCTAGCCATTCAGCGAGGTTTTTGAATAGGTCGCCATTACTGGAGGCGTTGACGACGTTTTGAAATTCAATCTGCATGGATTCTGGGATAACGGCAGCGGCATCGGTGCCGAGACTGAAAACAGCACGTTTTAAGGTGGCGATATCGTCTTTATTGGCACCTGAGCCATATTTACCAAGGCGCATGGGCACACCGTAAATTTCGGCAAAGGTGAGCCAATCTTTGATGGTGTAGGCTTTGCACATGTAGCTGATGGCGGCTAGTCGTGCCAGTCCACCACGAATGGGGATACCTGTTTTTAGGCGTGGCGTATGAATGATGAACTTATAGGCTGGCATGGCAATGCCGAACATGTCTTTTTCATCGCGGATGCGCAATTCGTTCGGGTTGTTTTGAGCATAGATAAAATAACGCGGATCACGCCAGTGGTACTGTTTTGGTGTCCATTTACTAGCGGTGGTTTGCCATTCGATTTCGGCAACGGAGTAGCCTTTGCCTAAGCCGTCTAGCAAGTCATGTAGTAAGAATTGAAAGTCTGGCTTTTTGATGAGGTGGCGGATATCGTCGGCAAGTTGCACGTCTTGTTTGTCGTCAGTGGCGGCTTCTACGGTAATTGGTAGCGTCATGACGGCACGCTTGCGCACGCCTAATACACCTGCATAGTGTAGGTCGCGCTCTTCCATGTCCTCGGCAAGCGTTAGATAGTCATGGCTGTTGCCCATTGCGGCATCGCGTAAGATGGCTGCCATACGGGCTGGCGTTAGTCCTGCGCTGATGCCGCTTTCAAACCATGCTTGGCGCAAGCCGAATACGCTGGGTGCGGCATGCTCTGTGGTTAGGTCTTCGGTTTGGATGGGGTTGCCTTGTGGGTCAACGAGTTTGAGTTTCATAATAAATCGCGTCCTCTGAATCCTAGGTTAATGTCGGAGTCGTCTTTGTAGTCGGTAGCTTTGACGGGCTGGTAAGCGTATTCGCTGTAGTCCATTTGGCTTGCAACGTAAGCCAGTGCAATGGCAATGGCAGCATCGCCGTGGCGTTGTTTTGCTTCATCTGTTTTGCCGTCGGGGATTTTGGGGATGCCGTTAATCACTTGAATGGCGCGAATATCGGAGAGTACATCGGCATCACGGGGGATGCAGATGGTATCGTCTTCAAACGCGGCTTTGAGTTTTGGCATGTTGGATAGGTACCAGCTTTGTGAGAGCATGACCTCTTCGATTCGACCTGAGCCGTATTTGAATTTGGCTTGTTCGGCAAGGTATTGACCGTTACCACGGGCATCGAGCTTGCCGCCGATTAAGCGAGGTAAGCGATCGGCGATGTAGAACAGGATTTGTTCTTGGTTTTTAAACGGTAGGTTCTTGAGTTCAACCAAAAACGGCACTGTCCTAACAAGGTTTTGCTCGATGGTCACAGGGGCAATAACGGTTAAGTCGCCACTACGGGCAAAGTCTTCACCAAAAGCGTGCATAAGCTCTGATGGTAGCTTGAGCAAGTGTGGTAATAGCGTTTCTTTGCACCAGTCGTCGATTTCTGGCATTCGGATATGCTCTGGCCAAGTATTGAATGCAGCCGTTCCTTCATAACGAATAACGGGCGCATCAACCATGCGGCTTTCAATCAGTAAGCGGTTGATGTAAGCCCCGCCTCCTTGTTTGGGTACGCAGTAGTATTCTTCTTGAGCGTCTTCTGGGGTGGCTGTGTTTTTGAGTAGCCCAGCTTTCCATTGCTCTTCAGCCGCTTGTGACCAGATTTGACCTTTTACTTGGCAGATGCGTCTGTACAAGCCTTGCTCGCAAGCATCGTCTAGGGTGATGCGGTGGACAGAATAGTCTTTTTTACCTGCACGGCTGTCGGTAATCAGTTCATTAAATAGGTTATCAACGCCGTTGTGGGTAGAGATGATGCGGACTTTTGCGCCCCACATGGTGAGTGCCAGTGCGGCTTTGAGTACTTCGCCCAGTCGGTCGTGAAAGGCGGCTTCGTCGATGGTGACATTGCCCTGACGACCGCGCATATTGGTTGGGTTGGAGCTTAACGCCTGAATCTTGAAACCACTGGTAAAGTAAATAGTAAAAGTGAGAATATCTTTGTCTTCGTCTTTGAAAATATCCTCTGAAATTTGGCTGGCAGCTTTGTTAAATGCCTTCGCCCACATGGCACAAGCGTCGATAAATTCGACCGCCATTTCTTTATTTGAGCCAACATAAAAATGGTCGGTACCACCAGCGACTTTATCGGCACTGGCAGTGAGTACTCCATCGGCGGCTTCGCCCCATGTTAAGCCTGTACGACGGGATTTTTCGGCAATCTTGAGCTGGGAAGTATCGCTAATCCATGCCTTTTGGTATGGCAGCAGGACTTCTTTTTCATCGTATTGATCGGTCATACCGAGATACCTAAGATGTCGCGTTTGATGGCATCGATGGCGTTAGCCGATAAGCCTTGCTGCTTCATGCTGGCTTCAGCGGTGGTAGCGGCTTCTTCTAGGGCTTTGCGTCGCTCTTCTTCGCGGATTTGACGGGCATATTTTTTGGTATTAGTGCTGGCACGGCTGATTTCTGCAGCAGCTTTGGCTACCTTGGTAATGTCGTAGTCATCATCGGCATTGATGATCGTTTGATTGAGGATGGTGAACAGCTTTTCTTGCGTTAAGCGCATGAGGGCTTCAGACATAGCATCCTCTTGATCGTCTAAACTGCCAACGATTGCTTTGGCTTGCTCGGTGGCGATTTTTAGGTTTTGCATGCGCTGTTCGAAGTCTTGACCATAGCGGTGAATGCTGCTTTTGCTGATGGCATAGCCTTGCTCGCGTAGGGTTTCTTCTAACACTTGATAGCCTGAGAAGTTGCCCTCGATGAGGGCTTGATCTAACCATGCTTTGACCGCTGGCGGTAGTGTATTGATGCTGCTGCGCTTGGACATGATTTAACCCTGCGTAATCAGTGGACGGTTAATGCCTGGCTCTACATCGACGGTATACTCAACCACATCAATGCCATAACGAGTGAGTTTGATGAACCATTGGTCTAATGGGTCTTTTTTAATCGCAACCAGATCACGTTCGGCAAGATAGTCGATTTCACAGCGAATTTCGGCATGGGTCGCATCGGGATACACACCTTGAATAACCGCGAGCATAGCACTGGTATTGATGCCTTCAGGTCGAGAGATGTTGGCAATAGACAGTAAATGCCAGCGAATTGCTTCACGACGTGCTTTAACCATGAGTTTATGATGCATGGTGTGCTCCTTGGTTTAAGCCAATAAGGCGTTGTTGATTGAGTAGTACGTTATCGATTTTGACATCGATGCTTGCGACAGTACGAATGAAGTCTTCACGGCGGGTGTAGTCGCGGGGAAGCTCTTCCTTGAGTCGCATAAGGTCACGCTCTAAGCGAAGAATTTCAGCAGTATTGTTCTTTAGGCTTTCATCAACGCCTTTAATTGATCGCAATGCAAGCCATCCCAGCAGTGCCAGAACTACCTGAAAAATTAACAGCACAATCGTGCCTAGATTGATATCGATACTCACTGCGGTGTTTCCTTTTGTTGTTGTTCAATAACGGTAATAAGCTGATTTAATTGGGCTTCGATGGCGGTGCATCTAAGGCTGTTGTCGATGTGACTGGCAATAAGGTCGGCGGTGCTGGGCGGTGTAGTAAGTTGGCTGGGTACTGCGGCGGGTAGCATGGGGAGACGCTCAAAGGAGATGGCGTCGTTGTACAGGCTGATGTCAGTGTCGCTAAGACAAGTAGCAGCATTAGGGTTGCTAGGTTTAAGCTTGGCATTGGCTTGATTCCTTTGTTGTAGGGTTTTGGCGGTGCTGGTTAGCTTGGCTTTGACTTGCTCTAACTCAGCGGCTGCGCTGTTGGCTTGTTGTTGCTGCACCATGAACGCCTGAGCGGCTGCATCGATTTGCTCGGCAGCAAGTTGGTTTTGTTGGGCAAGGCGTTGGTTGTAGTCTGAATCGGCTACTTGCAAGCCAACGCTGTAACCAATAAGACCAATGAATATCGCCAGTAAAGCCATTAAAGTAGGTTTATTCATGACAAGACCCTTGTCCCCAGCCTGCTTGAATGTAAGCGGGTTCGTGACGGGTTAGGATGCGTTGGGGATAGTCGCGGTTTTCTTTAAAATTGGCGGCACTTCGACCTGAGTTGTATTTTTCGACACTGTCCCACCAATAGCTAGGATCATCGCCTTTACGCTGGGTTAAGGCTTGATCTTTATACACCCAGCCCAAACCGCCGTTGTAAGCCGATAGCACTTTTGCTATGTGGTTGCAGTGATTAACGGCACTGGTGCGCTGATACAGCCATTGGTCGTAAGTGACTAAGGCACGCAAAGCCCACGTTGGGTTGTGGGTTTGATTGCTCCCTAAGCTGTCGGGGTAAGCCCCTGAAATCCACTTGGCTGTCGATGGCATGAACTGAGCCAGTCCTTGCGCCCCGACGTGGCTTTTGGCGTTGGGTTTCCATGCCGATTCTTGGTGGATTTGCGCGGCAAAGGTAGCGACGGGTGCATTGAGTCCCCAGACGTGGTGAGATTGTCGGATGAGGTCGCGTTTGTATTTATTGGCATCGGCTGGGATGCCAGCGGCAGAAGCACTGGCAACCCATGACAACAAAGTACAGACGATCATCACCCCGACAAAGCCTAGCAGTAGCTGGGCAATAGCTTTTTGTGGTGGGTTAAACGTCTTTTTCATGACTATGCACCCAATGCTGCGCCAATCACACAAGCGGCAATGATGATAGCGCGACGCATGGCGGCATGGTTCATTTCATGGATGGCTTCGGTAGTGTGGATTTTGGCATCTTCCATAGCATTACCGATGACATCGGGTCGTGCGTAGGGAAACAGGCTGCGGTCGATCCAGTAGCCAAGCCATGCTGAGGTGGTAATGAGCGAGAGCTTATACAGTGTCACTTGCAGTTGATGCGGGGCAACTAGGTAAATGGCTGCAGTGAGTGCAAGGCTGATGGCTAACCACGACAACATGCGGGTATTGATGGTTGCTTCGTAGATGGCATAAATGCGTTGTTTGAACATAAAAAAACCTCCTGTGGTTAGGAGGTAGTTTAGGGTTTAGGGGTGAGGATTTCTTTTAATGGGGTTTAGAAATGGTGGCTTGGTGGTTGATCTAGATCTGAAAAAATAGTCTCTAGGTCATTTTTATATCCAGGTAAAACCCAACGCCTAGAAATTTCATCTGATGATAGAGTTTGAGTATCAACAAGCCAATAAACAAATAGAACGACAGCGTGTGAGAACAAGCCATCATTTTTACAGCGTTCTTTAATTTTGCTTATTCTGACAGAAGTAATAACAGCGTGTATCTCGCCAATTTCTAACTGATCGACCAAATCACGAAACTCATCAAAAATAACAAAAGACACCTTATCATCAACTGATGGTTGAGTTTCAACAAGTTCGAGATACAAACATCTTAAATCAATAAGTAATTGATTTCTTTTTTGATTGTCTTTTTCTAGCTGATCAATCGCATTTTGGAACATATCATCTGTGGCCTCCATTAAAGCCATGCCTTTAGCGACAGCTCGCTTTGATGATTGCGGAACAATACCAACGGGCTTATAAATACTATCATGTGTAACTTCAGCATAGGCATGTTGCAATAGGCTTCTGACCTGCACTTCACAGCATACTTCAGGATTAATGATTAAGCCATCTTTTTGAATCGCAGTTTTAGGTCTGACTTCAAAGTGCATCGACTGATAATCAAACATTGCAGGGTTTTTTGCTATTTCTTCAGCATAATCTCTAGACTGAGTAACGCACCAATCTTGTTGGTTTTCAATAATATAGACAACTTTTTGAATGTCTTTCTGCAACATCACAACAAACCGCGCACCAACAAGATCAGTCATTTGAGCGATGGGATTGTTATAGCCTTTACGCGCAATTTTTCCTAGAGCTGAGTCAATTGCCTTTGCGCGACAACTTGGTTCTATCTTGATGATTTCATTGTACCCAATATCACCATATCCGTCTTTCAAAGCATTTTTAACAGTTTCAATGATCATCTTTCCCCAAGCTTTCAATATTGGCTCTTGATCGAGAAGATAATCTTTAAAGTTGTTACTCATGGCTCACCTTTCAATTTTCCTTTGATGGTCACGATTGTTTCTGAACCATCTTTGGATTTGCTAATCGTCAGGTAATTATCTGCTTTTTCAGCTGGTGTTGATATATAAACGTCATTAGTAAAAGCATATTTACGTCTGTTTTTCAGCTTGTTTTTGATGTAATCGTTGTCTTTATTAATTGAGTGGTTTGGGAATCCTTTAGATGCCATAAATTGCGTGTATTTCGTGCGCAATCCAGCATCTTTAATATTGTTAATGGCAAAAGTGTTTGCACTAATTGTTGCCGAAGTACTTCTCAGCTCATATCTTAATGCCTCATGTAACCCCATCTTGTCATCATCACTTATCCCCGCCGTATTGATAAATGTTTTTGTAAACTCAAAAAAGTCTCTAGTCTGCTTTTTAGATGAAGACTGAATACTCATTCCAAGAAATGTTTGATAGAAATATTGCGCAGCTGACCTTGTTTCTGTTGCTGTCATTAGATGATCGAACAGGAAGCAACGGTAGTTTTCGACATCAAATAAGCCATCATCATCTGGTTGACTGCTTAACGCTTCAACTAAGAATCCAATTTTATAAAGACGTTGAGACTCTGTTAATAAAAGATCGTCAATATATTTGATGGTCATTTTTCCAGACTCTTTAACAGCCTGAAAACCTTCTTGAGGTTCAGCCTTTATTACGGCTAAATATGGTTGCGATAAGGCTCCGACTCTTCCAGAGATAACAGCTAAAATACCACCAAGAGCATTGCTCGTTGATTGTGCTTTTGTCAACGATTTAGCTAGTACCTTGGATTGATCGATGAAGTCTGCATCATCACCATGCAACATCGATGTTGCTAAAGCAAAAAAACTATCATTGTCTGTTGAAGCAACCGTCATCTCTATCCCATGTGATTTGTTTCCAAGTGCATCCCTTATCCTCTTTTGGAGAGCATCCTTGCCATTCTGTGACGTTAAGTAAATGAGGTCATCGCTTGTATCTGGAGCTTTAATCTGCTTGCTTGCATCTTTTTGAAAAATTCGATGCACAATGATCTTTTCAATGGTTAGGTCACTAAAGTTGAAGCTTGAAATACTAGGTGTGGTAGTTGCGGTCATAGAAACTCTCCTAGACCCGTTAACACAGTAGTGATATTGGCACCATTGGCAACCATGTCTTTCAGCTTATCCATAATCGTTTTTGCTTCTTCTGGCTTCTTGACTAATAACGCATTTAAGACATTAATAAGTTCATCAGGCGTCATACTAATATTCATAGTGGCATTTTGGTTGCCTACTTGAGCATGTGTTGCGTTGAGGTTGCCAATACTGATGCTTGGGTTGTTTTGCTGTGGATTCACAATAGCCTCCAATTGGTCAAAATGTATACCTTTCCAAAATATTGGTATTTGCTTTCTAACTTGTTCTAGCCTAACAATGTTCTGTTCACTCAGGCTTCCAATTACTTCTTCAATTAAGGAAAGATGAGGTTTTAATTCACTTCCCGTCAAGTTTTCAAACGCGATTTGAAATTTATACCAGTCGGCTCCTTTCCCTTGTGGAAGACCTTTTAACAAATTTAACAAAACTTTTTGTACTTCTAGTTTGCCAATCATTTTTTGTCCTTTAACTACGATCACGTAAAATATGCTCAATAATGGCAATGCGTTCTTTGTAATAAGCGATGTCAACGCCATGCGTTCTATGTTTGCGTTGCATCAAAAATGCTGGAATGAACGTAGATGCACCAATTACTGGAAGTAGCCATTGATAATGACTTGTAATATCAAAAAAAAGGCCACTAAAAACAATCCATGCCAATATGAGTCCTATGACTAAAAGCATTGCGACTGGGAAGTTAATAATCATGGCATATCGTGCCTCCCATAGCTTGTTCTTACAACGCTTCAACTCTTCTGTTAACTCTTGATTTGAGTCATCTCGAAGCGTAGCTCCTGCCATAGACGCATTTTGATTTCCTATCTGCGCATTAGCAGCATGGAAGTTATCAATATGAATATTTGGTGTATTTTGTTGCGGATTCATTTCCCTCTCCAATTGATCAAAGTTTATGCCTTGTTGAATGACACTAATTCCATTGCTATATAGGCTTAGTTGCTGTACGGTGATGGCATTTTTATGTCTAAGTTCATCAATAACTTCACGTAATAATGCGTTGTGCTGATTATCGTTATTCCCAGTCAGGTTATTAAACGCAACTTGCCATCCTTTCACTTGTGGTTCCTTAGCTATGTGATAAATAGCCTTTTTAATTATGTCTTTATCCATAATCAAACCCCAACAACCAACCCAGCATACCGATCACTAAGCGATCGGTACTCTTCAACTAAATCAGTGCGCTTTTCACGCTGACTGGCTAGGCGCATTTTGTCGTAAATCATACTTTTCTCTCGGTTGATTTGGTCAGTCTTTAGTTGACCATCTAACCAGTGGAATTGCCTGGCAACACGGCTCTCTGTGTTATCAAGTAGTTTTTTGAATTCGGTAATGCTCTCATCGAACAAGCCTCCCTGTTGAAGGTAAAGCGGAAGCCGAAGCAGTGTTTCAAGACCAAGCCCATCGCTACTGTGTTCAAACTGTTGGTAAGCCTGTCGCAAACACTCCACGGCTTTAGCCCAGTCATTTTGCTGCTTGTATGAGGTTGCCTGACCCAATAAGTCAAACGATTGGTTACGGTAGATGTCATTTTGCGTGGTTGTCTGATCAGTCAGATCAACCGTTTTACCTTGTTGGGCACGATCAATCTTTTGCAAGGCAATGCGCAAAAGTTCTTGGTCGATATGCTCATAGCCAAACCCAGTAGATACAAGGTCTTTTGCCTGTTGGTAGTATTTGGTTTTTGCCTTATCTGTTTTAAGGCTGGCAGCCTTGTCTAATAGTGCTTGAGCACCATTCAGTCGGTAATCCAATTCGGCATTGGCAACGGCTTGTTTGATGTATGCCATGTATTCATCGCGTTTTTCTAATGGCAATATGGAGAAGTCACACTCTTTGAGTGATTCATATATGACCTGAATACGCGACATGGCGGTGTCTGGTTTCTTACTTGTGTTGGCGATATGGATTGAATCGGCGATGATCTGAAACTGTCGGATCAACATAGCCCAATCTGGAGCGATTTGCATTAGCCGCATATTGATCTGGCCGACTTCATGTATCGGGACATTGTGCGTGTTGTAGAGAAACTCATCGGCTATGCCGACAAAATCAATAGCCATTGATTTATGGGTATTACCAGAAAACATTGCTGATGTTTGAGATGAGTGTGAAATTGGTGTTCTAGTTAGGTTGTTTGTGTTGTTTTGTTGACGTAATTTGACTGATTTACCACCATTAATGCGATGATTTAGCCATAAAACAAAAGCATAAAACACCACAAAAACAGCTATAAATACGCCAAGGCTCATAAGTTACATCCCCCGACCATACCAAACAACACGCCCAACAACAGTTAGGCTTGCAGCTTCTTCAGCAGTTAGGAACTCTGGGTCGTAATGATGATTATCACTTTTAATGACAACAGTGCCATCAAGCTTTGCTTGCAGGCGCTTAACAAGCAAATGACCATTGTGCTGTATGACATAAATGGCATTAGCAGATAGTTGATTGGCTCTAAGATCAATCAAGATGATGTCTGTGTTTTTAAGCGCTGGCTCCATGCTGTCGCCATGTACCTCAATCAATGCAAGCTGGTCACGCTGTAACCGCATTTTATTAAGCCATTCCTGCTTGAATGCCATGTGATCAACAACCATCTCAGCGCCAATCAATTCGCCACCACCAGCACTAGCACGAACGTCGTAACGTGGAATATAGACCATATCATTTGCTGGCATAACACCAATATGCTGCTCACCTATTCGCTTTCCAGTAATGATATAGGAAGCATCACAACCAGCATTGGCGATGGCGGCTAAATATGCTGCGTCTGGCAGTCTTTCACCTTTTTCATAGTGGAACTGAGATTTTTTCAGAACACCACCCAAAGCACCAAAATCTGTTTGGTTAAAACCTAATCTTTCACGCTCTTCGCGTAGTCTTTCGCCAATCTTATTAAAATTATCCATTTGAACCCTAAATAGCATTGACATGGGTTCAATTGAACCCTCATAATAACCCATAACGACACACATCGTTAAAACTTAAACCAAAACAGCCCACACAGGAGGCAAAAAAAATGTCAGCGCATAGCATGACCCTCAAAACACCAGAGCAAGCCCGTGCGTGGTTTGTTGATAACGGTGTTTCGGTGCGTGAATGGTCTCGCAAGCATGGATTTCATTACGAGCTTGTTTACAGCGTGTTGCGGGGCAGAACAAAAGGACGATTTGGACAAGCGCATCATATTGCGATTTCCTTGGGGATTAAAGAACTGCCAGAAAGCGGTTTGAAGCAAGCAGCGTAGTAACAAATCAGACACCGTAATTTTTTGTTAATTTCGCCCGATTTTACACAAATGAAACGGCTTTGCATAGGGTGAAAAACGTATGAGTGAAAAAGCAGTTGAAAACAAGGAAACCAGCGCAAAACGGACGCTGAAAATCCTAAAACTTTTGAAGGGTAAAAGCCTGACTGGCTTGAGCAATAACGACATTGCCCAAGCGATTAAAGAAAGCCCCGCCAATGTCACGCGTGCTTGCCAAGCGCTGATTGAGGAAGGACTGGTGGAGAAGATGCCTAGCGGCAGATTTGCCCTAAGCACAGGCATGTTGCAGATCGCTGTGGCGCATCAGCGCGAGATGGTCGGTGGCATGGATCGAATTAACGAAATCAACCAGCGTGTTAATGCTGGTGCGTACTAAAAGAAGGTGAAATATGACTCAAACTAACCTACCCACGACAACCGATGGTGTAGAAATTAAAACCACAACCGAGCTGCTAGAGCAACGCCAAGCGGTATTGGAAATTGCTAACCAATACGGCTATTCGGGCAGTATTGCGCCAGATGTATTAGAAGAAAACATCCGCCAAAGCAGCCAACGCATTGGCATAGAGATGATTGCCATCGGTGCCAGCTTAAAAATGTTGAAGCTGCAATGCGGTCACGGGGAGTTTGAAAAACGTGTTGAACGTGCTGGGTTCAGCACTGGGAACGCAAGAAAAATGATGATGATTTCAGAAAAGTTTGCAAATCGTTCTACGTCGAACGATTTGGCAGAGCTAGGTAAATCAAAAATTACAGAACTTGCTTTAGGTTTAGACCAAGCCGAAGTTGACCAACTCATGAGCGGTGAAGAAGTTCGTGGCATCACTGCTGATGATGTGCGCTTAATGACGGTGCGCGAACTGCGTGAAGCACTACAGGCGAAAGACAAAGAAATCGCTGATGCAAAAGCCAATTACGAAGCGCGTGGCAAGGTGGTAGAGAACAAGCAAAAGCAGATTGATGACATGGCAGAAAGACTGGCTAAAAAAGAGCAAGCCGATTTAGCCAAACCAGAAGACGCGCGGGAAAAGCTACTGCGTGCAGAGCTGACCAGTAAAAGCGCGGATGTGCAATCGTTAATTATGGTGACGATTAAAGACGGTATTGAACAACTGTTGGTGGAAGGCGAAAAGACAAACAGCAACCACCGCCCGTTTTTAAGTGTCTTGCTAAGCGAGCTGTTAAGAAAGCTGCATTATTTGCAAGAAACCTTTGTGTTGTACGACAGCAATGAGCCAGAACCTTGGATGTTGGATGACATCAACGAAGCGCGAGCAGCGGTAGAGGCTGCGGTGGATGCGACTATGGCTAAGGCGCGCGGAGTTTAATCATGGCTAGGGTATCGCCTGTTGTTAACGCCATTATTGTGCAATTAAGCCAAGACTTAAGCCTAGCTGGTCATGGTGCTAAGGGTGCATTAATTGATAAGGCGTGCGCCGATACCCTGCTTTCTCGTGCCACGGTATGCCGATTGGTAAAGGAGTTAAGTGTGCCTAAAACCAGAAAGCAACGCGCCGATGCGGGGGTCAGTGCGTTAACGCTTGAAGAAGCAAAGGAGATTTCGGCACTGTTAATGGTGGGCGTGCGTGGCAATGATAAGCGCATCTACACCATCGACAATGTGTTAGAAGACTTGCGTGCCAATAACCGCATTAAGGCAGAAAAGGTAAACCCTGAAACGGGCGAAATTAAACGCCTAAGCAGTAGCGCGGTGGTGCGGGCGTTACGCAGTTATGGCTTGCACCCAGACCAATTAAGACAGGTTGCGCCTGTGGTGTCTTTAGCCAGTAAGCACCCTAACCATGTGTGGCAAATCGATGCCAGTATCAGCACCCTGTATTACATGGAAGATGATGGCTTAGACCAAACTGACAAGGCGGTGCATTACAAAAACAAGCCAGAAAACATGGAGAAAATCGCTAAAAAACGCTTATGGCGTTATGTGGTGACCGACCATGCCAGTGGTGCGTTTTATCTTGAATATGTTTTGGGTGCAGAAAGTGGCGAGAACCTGACCCAGTGTTTTATGAATGCAATGATTCAGCGTGGCAAACACGGCATGTTTGGTGCGCCCTTAATGGTGATGCTTGACCCAGGCAGCGCCAACACGGGGGCAATGTTTAAGAACCTGTGTAAGGCATTAGACATTAAGGTGCAAATTAACAAGCCAGGTAACCCACGCGCTAAGGGGCAAGTAGAAAAGACTCACGATATTGTCGAGGTGCAGTTCGAGGGTAAATTTAGACTGCAACGCCCGAAAAACTTGGCTGAAATTAACCAACGCGCTGCCCAGTGGAGTGTGTTTTTTAATGGCCAAAAGACGCACACCCGCCACGGCATGACGCGCTTTATGGCGTGGGGAAAAATTACCACAGAGCAATTACGCATTGTGCCAAGCCTTGCGGTATTGCGTGAGTTGGCTGTGATTGCGCCTAAAGAATGCAAAGTAAACCAGTACCTAGAAGTGAGCTTTAAGGGCAAGGATTACAGCGTGAAAGGCATAGTACCCAATGTGCGTGTGGGTGAAAAGCTGTTGGTCACCATCAACCCTTACCGCACCGATGTGGCACAGGTGATTGATCGTGATGCGGATGGTAATGAGGTGTATTACCTAGTACCCGAAGTGGTACAGCTAGATTTTGGCTTTAGAGAAGGTGCTGCGGTGATTGGCGAGGAATACAAAGCCATTGCCCATACCCCAGCACAAACCGCACTAGCAGAGGTGGAAGCACTAGCGAAGCTGACGCTAACGGGTAAAAAACGTGATAACAAGCAAGTGGCGTTTGCGGGTGAGATCGACCCTTACAAGCATATCGAACAAACCCCAACGCCAGCGTATTTGCCGAAAAAAGGCACAGAGTTGGACGTGAAAACCACCAAAGTCGTCTACGAACTAATGCCTGTGTTTGAGGCAGCTTTAAAACACATCAAGCCACGCTTAGAAGCGGCTGGTGTGACGTGGACAGGCGAACACTTGCAATGGTTACAACAGCGCTATGCGGCAGGTATGGATAACGATGAAGCGGTATTTGATGGCATTGCTCAGACGATGCAAGGCACTAAGGCAGTGCCACTTAAAGCAGTGGGAGGTGTGAAGTGATTAAAAAACTCATGGCACAGGCTGGGATAACACAGGTGGAATTGGCGCAAGCCGTTGGCCTGAGTCGTTCGGCAATGGGTCGGGTATTGAATGGTGGTGAGTATCCTAAGGGGTTCGACCATATTCCTGCTGTCGGGAAAATGGTAGATGCGCTGGTCGGCAAAGGACTGGATAAAGACTTAGTGGTACGAGCATTAGAAGGTGATCAGCAGCACGGCAATGCCGCTGATCCAAGTTTTTCAAAAATGAAAAAGGCGGTTGATATGTTACTGAGAAAACAGGCATTAACACAAGAGACAAAGAAAAATTTCGGTATTTTTCGTGATCCATTTGCCGAAATTGACGATGCAGAACAGGTATTTTCTGCATCGCCAGACATCCGCTATGTGCGCGAAAGCTTATACAGCGCGGTGAAGCACGGCGGTTTTATGGCAGTGATTGGTGAGTCTGGTGCGGGTAAGTCTACCCTGCGTCGTGACTTGATTGAGCGCATTCGCAAAGAAAACCTGCCAGCGGTGGTGATTGAACCCTACGTGCTGGGTATGGAGGACAACGACGTGAAAGGTAAAACGCTCAAAGCCTTGAGTATTGCCGAGGCGATTATTGCAGCAGTGTCACCTTTAACGCCCATCAAACGCAGTAGCGAAGGACGCTTTCGCCAATTGCACCAAGTGTTACGTGACAGTCGTAAGGCAGGAAATGTGCATGTGCTGGTGATTGAAGAAGCGCATGGTTTGAGTATCCCAACGCTCAAACACCTGAAACGCTTTTACGAGTTAGAAGACGGCTTTAAGCGCTTACTGAGTATTGTGCTGATTGGTCAGCCAGAGCTAAAGATGAAGCTTGCCGAACAGAACTTTGAGGTGCGTGAGGTGGTGCAGCGATGTGAAGTGGTCACCCTGCGCCCAATGGATGATGTATTACCCGCTTACTTGGCGTTTAAGTTTAAGCGTGCTGGCAAGGAAGTATCTGAAGTGATTAGCGAAGACGGTATCGAAGCCTTGCGTGCTGCGCTAACCCTAACAGGTCGTGGACAACGTGCAGCAGTGAGCCTGTTGTATCCACTAGCAATCGGCAATCTGCTGATGGCGGCAATGAACGTGGCGGCTGATCTGAAAGCCCCAAAGGTGACGGCGGATATTGTGAAACTAACGCAAGCAGGAGGTGTGTGATGTTACCCCATATGAATTTGGTGATTCAGCGCAATTGGGATGCTGTTAAGTCAGCGATTGACTGGCTAACGGCTGCGGGTATTGAAATTAAAAAGGTTGATTTGGCTCGACACAAGCCCGTCATTGAAGTGAGTGACGATGCCAGTAATCACCTTCGTAACAATGAAAAAGCCGTGTGCTATGGGCGTGAGCAAGGCAAGAACCGCTATCAGCTGATGGTAGGCTGTGTGCGGGTTGAATGGTTGGCGGGTGCGGTATGAATCACTGCCATGAAGATCCAATGTTGGAAGAAACTAAACGATCTGTCGCAGACTTCTGTCTAAGCAAAGGTTTCACGATCAGAAAATTCGACCCTGAAGACAGAAAGTGGTATGTCGGATTTATTGGCAGAGATGGATATTCTGACTTTAAAAAAAATGATGGTACGCCAATTAAATTTGGAACTAAGCGTGATCTAGAAAACTACATTTTGTTGGTATGGTTGGCTAGAGAAGACTTTTTAAATGTTTTGGGGGATGTAGATGAAAACCCGCTGTCCTAACTGTGGTACCACAGTCAGCCTAGACGCGCTGGTTGCACATGAAGGTGCGCGAGATGCCCTGTATGCTGCTTTTACGCTGGGTGGTGAACTGGGTGCAGCGGCAATTGGCTATATCGGGCTGTTCCGTCCAGCGTCACGCGAGTTGAGTTTAGATCGTGTGGCAAAGCTGTTAAACGAGCTACTACCAGACATCCAAGCGCAGCGCATTACCCGCAATGGCACGGTTTACGATGCGCCGATTGATGCTTGGGTGTGGGCAATGCGTGAAGCGGTGAAAGCGCGTGATGCGGGTCGATTGCAATTACCACTTACCTCGCACGGCTGGTTGTACCAAGTGATAACCACCTACAAGCCAGACACAGCACAGCTATTGCACCCCGCTAAACAAGGCACGGCAGCAATGGCTGGCAGCAATGGCTGGCAGCAAAACCATGAGCGGCTTAATGGCACTGGAGAGCCTGAAGAATGGCTGATTGGTTGTTGGCAGAGATAGCAACAGGGTTTCAGCGTTTGGTGACACTCAGCTTGCCCAATACGCCCGCATCGGATGTGTTGGTACACGCTGCACAGATTTGGCACGAAGCACTGCTATCCACGTCAACCCAATGGGACAAGGTCGAAGACGATTGGCGCATTCAACGAGGGTTTGCCTTGTTGTGTCGTGATTGTGATCGCTGGCCTGTACCAAAACACCTGATTGACCGACTGCCAGCGCGCAAAGACAAACTGGCACTCCCAAAACCAACCCTAACCCCAGAACAGCGAGCGCATAACCTCGCCACGCTGAAAACCTTAATGCAACAACTTGGAGAAAAAATGCTATGACCGAACCCATTCCCCAAGGCTACTGGCAAGATGCCAGTGGTCGCCTGATCCCCGAAGACATGATTAAAGACATCGACAAATCCCGTCATGAATTGGTGCTTGAAATCGTTTCTAAAGCCAAAGAACAGCATCTGCTACTGGTGGCATTCAAAGCCAGCACCTTTGCCGATATCAGTGCTTTTGTTGAACTGTCTGCCGAAAAGTACAACGCCAAGGTCGGCGGCAATAAGGGCAACATTACGCTAATGAGTTTTGATGGCAAGTACAAGCTGGTGCGCCAGATGCAAGACAACCTAGCATTTGACGAACGCCTACAGGCAGCAAAAGCCCTGATTGATGCGTGCATCAAAGATTGGACGCAAGGCAGCCGAAGCGAGATTAAAGCCCTCATTGACAACGCCTTCCAAGTGGACAAAGAAGGCAAGATCAGCACAGGTCGTGTGTTAGGTTTGCGCCGCTTGGACATTAAAGACCCGCAATGGCAAAGCGCTATGCAAGCGATTAGCGACAGTGTGCAGGTGCTGGGAAGCAAGCCATACATCCGCATTTATGAGCGTGTCGGTGATAGCGACAACTATCAGCCGATTAGCCTTGATTTAGCCAGTATTTAATTTTTAACCCCTAGGAGAACCTACCATGAAAAAAGCAGATTTGATCAAAGCCGTTGCCGAAGCATCTGGTGTGAATCAAAAGAATGTTGATGCTGTTTTGACGGCATTTACGCTAGTTACGATGAAATCTTTATCGCAAGGTGAAGAAGTCACGATCCAAGACATTGGCAAACTGAGCGTCAAGGAACGCGCAGCGCGCACAGGTCGCAACCCTGCAACGGGTGAAACCATCCAAATTGCAGCAGGTAAAGCTGTGACCTTTAAGGCGGCTAAAGCACTGAAGGATGCCCTCTAAACCATCGCCTAAAGCAGATCGGCAACGGTCTGCTTTGAGAGATCGTTAGGAGCTAATCATGATTGACCAACAAAAACAGAAATTCATTCGCCTGATTCACGTTGCCAAACGTGAACTAGGCTTAGATGAAGACACCTACCGTGCCATGCTCATGAACGTGACAGGCATGGACACTACCAAAGCCATGCCACTGACCAAATTGGAAGCGGTGGTGAAACACCTGAAGCAAGCAGGGTTTAAGGTGCGTAGCAAGCCACAGACGCGCCAACTCGCAGATGATTTACAAAGCAAGAAGATCCGTGCTTTGTGGCTGGATATGCACGATGAAGGCATTGTGAAAAACCCAAGCGAAGCTGCCTTAGCCGCTTACGTGAAACGCTTAACAGGCGTGGACACCTTGCAGTGGTTAAGCACCGAACAAGCCAGTAGCGTGATTGAGACACTCAAAAAGTGGCAAAAGCGCATGAGTAAACCCACCCAACAGGAGGCATAACATGGAACACTTCGAGCACCACGCCAACGAGCTGCTGGCAGACTTGGCGCGTATCGCTACCGAGCAAATCAAACAGCTATCGGGACTTGACGATGACAAGGCACGTTTGGTGGGTATCGAAGTGGCGATGCAAGTCGCTGACGAATGGGGTGGGCATAACATTTACATCCCGCAAGGCTCCAAGCTTGCCATTGCCAATCGTGATGTCGAGGTGTGGGAAATGTTCAATGGCAAGAACGTCAAAGCCGTTGCCAGCCATTTTGGTATGAGCGAGCAATGGGTATACAAGATCGTCAAAAGAGTAAGGGCAAGGATTCAAGATAAGGATCAAGGACGATTGTTTTGACCAACGCAATTTAACGCCCTACGGGGCGTTTTTTAATGCCAGTGCCATCATTACCCAAATTCTTTCTAAAAATTCAACTGGGCATCCCAGGGCACGAAATAGCCTTAGTTTTTCATAAAGCCGATTAAAAGAAACACAAACACCATCTTGGTATTCTGATCTCACACCAAAAAGAGGTCAGAAATGAAACATCTACTCATCGTTTTGAACAGCGTCGAATTGAATAGCCAAGGAGGATGGTATGCGCTAATTCCACCAGGACAGCAGATCATCGGTCGTGATGGTCGTCGTTTTACAAACCCTAACCCACAAATCATTATCGATCAGTTTGCGCTTAATGGTGCGGACTTGCCCGTCGACATCGAACACGCCACCGAACTGAAAGCACCTCAGGGTGAACCTGCACCAGCATACGGTTGGATTAAAGAAGTACGCGTGTCTGACATTGGCGCTATCGAAGGACGCATTGAATGGACAGATCAAGGTCAAGCCATTGTCGATAGCAAACAGTATCGTTACTTGTCTCCGGTCTTTTATTTCAGCAAAGACAATAACGCCATTATCAAGCTCACCTCGGCAGGGCTTACCAATCAGCCCAATCTTTACCTTACTGCCCTAAACCACCAACTAGACCATCAACCAATCCCACAGGAGGATGCCATGTCATTAAAAGACATCGCTAAAGCACTCGGGCTGTCAGAAGATGCCAGTACCGAAGCGGTTTTAGCCGCAACACACAAAGCCGTCAATTCGGCACATACCCCATCGCTGGATAAGTTCGTGCCCCGCACCGACTATGCAGGCATGGAACAACGCGCCTTAAACGCCGAGCAAAAGCTCAATCAGCATTTGCAAGCGCAGACTGAAGCCATGATTACCACAGCGGTCGATGATGCCATTGTAGCAGGCAAGATTGCCCCAGCCAGCAAAGACTATCACTTAGCTGCTTGTCGTGTCGACGGTGGTCTTGAACGCTTCACCGCCTTTGTTGCCAGCGCCCCTGTGCTGACACAAACCGCAATCAACAGCCAAGTGCCACCTGCACAAGGTACCACCACACAATTAACGCCTGAAGAAAAAGCCATTTGCTCGCAAATGGGACTCTCTGAAGATGTGTTTTTGAAATCTAAAGGAGTTTAATCATCATGGCTATGGTAACTGCACAAGCATTACAGGCATTACGCACCGCCGTCAGCGCCGCGTTCAAAGGTGGTTTGTCTAACGTGACACCACAGTATCAACAAGTAGCCACCGTAGTACCATCAAGTACTGCATCGAATACATACGGTTGGCTAGGCGACATGCCTGGCATGCGCGAATGGATCGGAGATCGTGTCGTTAACGACATTAAAGAAAACGCTTACAGTGTCTCTAACAAAGACTTCGAGTCAACCGTTGGTGTCAAGCGCACAGACATTGAAGACGACAACTTGGGCATTTACACACCGATGTTTACTGAATTGGGTCGTAGTGCTGCAGTATTCCCAGATGAGCTTGTTTTTGCATTGCTGTCAGCAGGCTTTACCGAAACTTGTTATGACGGTAAGCCATTCTTTGCAACGGATCACAAACGATCAACAAAGGTAGATGGTACAGGTAACTTAACTAATGTCAGCAATATGTTGGTTGATCCTAGCTATACGGGTGATGCCTGGTATTTATTAGATACCACCCGCGCGATTAAGCCAATTATTTTCCAAGACCGTAAATCGGCACAGTTTGTGGCAATGAACAAAATGGATGATGAGGCCGTGTTCACAAGCAATCAGTACCGTTTTGGTGTTGATATGCGCTGCAATGTTGGCTTTGGTTTCTGGCAAATGGCATTTGCTGTCAAAGCAGAGTTGAATGCTGAAAATCTAAAAGCTGCCCGTGCTGCGATGCGTGACTTTAAAGCAGATGGCGGTAAGCACTTGGCGATTAAACCCAACCTATTGGTGGTATCTGCCAGCTTAGAAGACAAAGCGCGTTCATTGTTGGATCGTGAAATGACCAGCGAAGTGGTGACGGTACAAACAGGTGTTGATGGCAGCAACAACCCAGTTTACACACCGCAAACAGTTTCTGTCAGCAATGACATGAAAGGTGCGTTTGAATTGCTCGTTGCAGACTACTTGTAAGGGTTAGGCCATGCGTTACGTCAGTCTTCAACAAGTCACTAATGCCATACCAGCAAACACATTGATACAGCTGAGCAATGATGATGTCTATGCCCAAGCGATAGACACCGCTATTGTTGAGCAAGTGGTATCAATGGCTGAGGATAAGGTCGATGCTTATTTGCAAAGTCGTTACACCTTGCCATTAACGCATGTGCATAGCTTGGTGAGTGAGATTGTCGTGCGCCTGGCACGTTACAACTTATACAGTCGTCGCCCAGAAGGATCGTTGCCCGATGCCGTAAAAGAAGCCTACAAAGATGCGATGCGCGAATTGGAAGCTATCCGAGACGGAAAAATTTTGCTGGGTATTAGCACGGATTCAACAGGTGAAACAGTTGCTGATAGCCAAGCGGATTTTGTTGGTGAACCACGTCGTGGATTTATGAAACATATTTAGGAGTTGTTATGGCAGCTAGAAAAAAAGCCGCACCAACGGATGCACCAACGGATGCACCAACGGACGAACCAACGGACGAACCAACGGACGAACCAACGGACGAACCAACGGACGAACCGACGGATGCACCGACAAAAGGTGTTGGTCGTTATGTACGGGACGCTAATGGAAAATTGCGACTTAACCATTATTAATGTCGTCAAGTTGCTAGGTTAATCACATGAACAGGGATAGTTTTTATGCCATCAACTAAAGCGATGCTGCTCGAAGTTCAACAACAACTGAAAACAGCATTACCGCATTTGTTGGTAGAGCTGTTCCCAGAAAACCCAGATCAATACCGACTCAACCATCCCGTTGGGGCGGTGTTAATTGCTTATGGTGGTAGTAATTATAAAAATTTGGGATCAAGCAATCATTACATTTTGCAAGATCGTGATGTGAATGTTGTTATCACTATTGTGGCTAGACACCTAAACACCACACTGTTAGATGCACTTGATGATGTCAAAAATAGTCTAAACGGTTTGCAGATTGTCGATGCAATCTCTCTGATGAATGCAGTCAATGATCGCTTTATTGGACATCATGACGGTACGTGGCGTCATGTTATTAACTTCTCATTTACACAACAAGGATAAATGTCATGGCTAAAACAAAACAAGTCGACACTCCTTCTTTTGAGTTTCCACAAGAAGGCGGAAGCTTCCGCATTAATCCCGATGGCAGCATCGACCGATTAAACGATTCAACTGGCGACTACGAACCATATCAAGCGGCATCAACAGCCGAAACCGTCAAGGAGTAAATCATGGCGCGGATCAGAGAACAAACCCAGTTAATTCTGGTAAAACCAGAAGTAACTTATGGTACGGATTCAACCCCAGCTGGCATAAATGCGATGTCGGTGCAAAACCTAAAACACAACATGATCGATGGCAGTATTGTCGAGCGTAATAACATTGTTGGTTTTATGGGCAATCAAGGCTTTGTTCGTACAGGGCAATGGGTGTCTTTAGAGTTTGACGTTGAGTTTCAGTCTAGCGGTACGGCAGGTACAGCACCACAATTCGGTGCATTATTACGCGCATCTGGTATGACTGAGACAGTTAGTGCTGGTGTAAGTACCACTTATGCACCAAGCGCACCAGATTCAGCAACGAGCGCAACAGTTTATTATTTTGCTGGCGGTGTTCGTCAAGCGGTTGTTGGTTGTCGCTTCACATTCTCGGTATCGTTAAACACAAACGGCATTCCTGTCATGAAGTTTAAGGGTGTTGGATTGTACGCTATGCCTACAACGGTAACTGCGCCTGCGTCTGCACCGACTGTGCCATTCCGCACGCCTGTTGGTGTCACGAAGCAAACGGTAACAACGTGCAACTTCTTCTCGACAGCAGTTGAATTGATTGATGCGACCATTGACCAGGGCGGTGATATTAAGTATCTGCCAGCGTTAAATACGGATTCGGTCGAAATGGTTGCTCGAAATGGCATGTTTGATGCCAGCTTCTTTGTTCAAGATACGGCAATGGTATCAACAACTGGCTGGATTGAAAAAGCGCGTACCAACGCAACAGGCGCGTTTAGCTTTGTCCTTGGTGCAACTGCTGGTTATATCAGCGAGATTCAAGTTCCTAACATGCAATTGCGCAGCATTGACCCGAGTTTTAACAACGGCATTATGACTGCTAAAGCGCAAGCGGCAATTGTGCCAACGGCTGCCAATAACGACTTCTCGATTATTTTCCGATAAATCTTAATAGCCTTGCGACAACGCAGGGCTAATGTTACCTAAAAGGGTTATAGAACAAATGAAACTGAATATCAAGCGAACAGCAACCATTACCGTAACTGTGCCAGAGGCTGGCTCATTTAAAGCAAAAATTCGTATTTTACCAACGGACATTAATACGCTAACTGACGATGAAAAGTCGCAAAAACTGATTGACCTTATTTTAGTTGGTGCAACGGGTATTGAACTTAGCGATGGCGAAAAAACATACGTTAATGACGAATGCCTGCCATTTATCAAAAACGACGAACAATTAGCGGCGGCTGTTGTAAAGGCGCGTGCTGATTTTTTGTACCAGAACGCTCATTAATCACCTTAAAAGCGATTGCGCGCTATCTTGTTGGTGTCAGTGATTCTGGCGCAAAAGCAAGAGAGCAAGCCATCGCACAGGGAGTTGATCCCTCTTGGATTGAAGGTGCTGGAGACGATGATTTAACGCCTTGGGTGGATAGCGACAACAAGGTCATGGTGTTAAGCGAATGGTGGGACACGGTACAGGTTGTTGCTAATAGCCTAACGCAATTTAGGACGACGACGGAAGGCAGACCGATTGGCTTAATTTACAGCGAAGTTGAGCGAGTTGCTGGCTGGCTTGGCATTGCGTTAGACAAAGAATCCTTTGCCATGATACGCGCAATGGAAGCTGAGATGGTTAATGTATTGAATGGTTAAGGCGTTTTTTGCCGTTAAGCAGCCTGTTTAGTACCAGCACAACGGCAAGCGCACCAAAGCCAGAAAGAATGGCACCGATAGGGGCATTGATTAATACGTTTGACATTAGTGTCAGCGCCCATATTGCTGTGACAGCAGATAGACCGATAAAAATCAGTTTTAAAAGATAAAGAGTATTCACAATGTCAACTGACCTAAAATTAGTATTAAAGCTTGATGCAAATGGTAGCTTGGTTGGCGTTGTTAATCAAGCGACTGGCGAAGTCGTCAAGCTTGGTGAGGCTGCTAAAAAAGCAGGTGAATCAACCCAAAATCTAGGCAATGAGAGCGAAAAAGCATTTGGCAAAACGCGTGCTGGTGTCGAGTCAATTTCTCGTCAATTGGACACGATGCGTGGCAGTATGTCTCGCGCTTTTGATGTTGCTGCCATTGGTGGCACAGCGATTGCGCTAGCAAAAGTAACCGATGCTTACAAAGCGATGCAAGGTCAAATTACACTTGCAACATCAAGCGTTGCGGAATTTAATAATGTTCAGCGTCAAGTAGCAGAAATTGCTAACGGTGTTTATCAAGCACAAGGCGCAGTCGCAAAACTCTATTCTGCCATGCAGCCATCAATGTCGGCTCTTGGTCATAGCACAAATGAAAGTCTGTTAATCGTACAAACTTTTAACAAAGCACTTGCCTTAACAAGCCCTACAACCAGTGAAGCGCAATCGGCTATTTTGCAGTTTGCACAAGCAATGGGTAATGGTGTGTTACGTGGCGATGAGTTTAACAGTGTCATGGAAAACGGGCGTGGTGTTGCTCAGGCGTTAGCAGACGGCTTAGGTGTGCCTATTGGCGCGTTACGTAAAATGGCAGACGAAGGAGAGTTAACCGCCGATGTGGTAGTTAATGCACTACAAACCCAAGCAAGCGTCATCGAATCAAAATTTTCTAAATTGCCGCAAACTATTGGCGGTGCTTTTCAGGTATTGGCAAACAATACACAAACCTTTATTGGTGAGATAGATAAGGCAACAGGCGCATCGAATGCCTTTGCTGGTGGCGTGTTAACGCTTGCCAATAACTTTGGTAATTTAGCGATTATCGGTGGCATTTCAGCTAGTGCGTATGGTGCTGCTGTTGCATTTAAGGCAATGAATGTTGCCGTTTTGGAGGCTGCTGCAGCTTCTGTGGTCGTTACAACCCGTGCAGCTGGTGTATCTGGTGCGCTTGGAATGCAAACAGCGGCAACAGTAGCAGCAACAACAGCGACTAATGCAATGACATTTTCGATTCGAGCATTAGCCGCTTCTACAATGGCATTTATGGCGACTCCGATTGGGGCAGCAATGACAGTTGCCGCAGGATCTATTGCTTACTTTGCACTCTCTTCTGACGATGCAAAAGACAGCACGGACGATTTACAAATTTCCGTTGCTCGCATGATTGGCGATTTAGATAAATTGGGCAAGCTTGAAACTGCCAAAAAAGTTAAAGAAGTTGAACAATCAATTCGTGATTTAACCACAGCGGCACAAGAAAAAAGCCTATGGGATATGTTGTTTGGTGACGATGTAAAACTACGTGAAAACACCAGTGCCATCATCGAAAAAAAGCGGACAATGATCGAATTGCTTAAAGCACTAAAGCATAAGCAAGATGACGCAGCCACTGCACAGCTAGCATTAAATACGGCTATGAATGGGACAGCTAAATCAGCAGAAGCGATTACAGCACTATCGAAAGAATATGCTTTGCTTGGCTTGTCGATTAGAGATGCAGCCATTGCAAAAGCTGCTATGGATGTTGCTGATAAGGGTGGCTCAAAAGATCAGGTAAACGAGGCTGCGCGTATTGCTGGAGAAATAGCAGACATTAAGGCTGCTGCAGAAGCTAAAAAAACAGCAGCAAGCCAAGCAGAACGATTGCTAAAAGAACAGCAAGAAAAGGCTAAAAAAACAGCTAACGAAATTCTGCAAGCAAGAAAGCGTAACCAAGATGAAGAATATGCCGATTTTGAGAAAAGCCTACAAGGACAAGAAAACCGTAACCGTTCAATTCAAAGTACTATCGAAAGCATAGACCCATTAGCGCGTGCAGAGCGTGAATATGCCGACACTCAGCGCATCTTAAAGTCAGGGCTTGATGATGCTGCGATTAGTCAGCAACGCTATAACCAGCTTATGGGTGAAGCGTCTAAAAAACTAGCCGAAGCCAAAACAGGTACAAAGAACGTTACAGCCGAAATGAAGATGATGGAGAACGTTATCCGTCGTGTCGATGATGGTTTTGTGACGGTATGGAAGGATATGCTAAGTGGCTCAAAAGATGCCTTTAGTAGCTTAAAGCAAATTGCGGTTAATACCTTAGCTGAAATTGTCCATGCTTATACAACGCAAAAAATCGTACTGGCAATTGGCGGTAGTTTTGGTGTTGGCGGTTTATCTGGCGCAGCCAGCGCAGCAACTGGCAGCCTTATGATGAACGCTAGCGGTGGTATGTCAGCTATTAGTGGCACGGGTGCAACGGGTGGCGTAGCAACAACCGCAGCAGACTATGCAACCAGTAGCGCAGTGGCTAACGTCGGCGCGAGTACCGTTGGCGGATGGATGTCATCGTTAAGTGCCACAGCAGGTGGTTTAAGTTCTGGTGCAAGTGCTGGACTTGGCTACTTAGGAACGGGCGACTTAGCTTTTGCAGGGGCAGATGCAGCATCATTATGGGGTAATGGTGCATATGGTCAAGCTGCTGGCACAGCAGCAGGTGCTTACTTGCCTATTATTGGCGGTGCATTGTACGGTTATCAATCGACTGGCGAAGTTGGTGGCGCGGCGGCTGGTGCTGCAGGTGCTTATTACGGCGCTCAGTTAGGCACAATGGTCATGCCTGGCATCGGTACGGCTATCGGTGCTGTTCTTGGCTCAATTGGTGGCGGCGCGCTTTACACTGGTATTTTTGGTGGTGGTAAGCAATTCACTGGTTCTGGCGTTCAGATGAATTACAGCGGCACAGGCGCTAATGCTAACGTCAATACCTATCAATCCTTCTCAAAAGATGGCGGCTGGTTTAGAAGCTCTAGCCAATGGACTGAGTACACGCGCAATGAGCAAGCGACGCAGCTGGTTAATGCTTCCTTGGCGAAAGGTCAGGAAACAGCGGATAAGTACGCAGCAAAATTAGGCGTTAACTATACGGGTATTAGTGCGCAATCGTTTAGTGCTGGCGGTGCTGATGGTGCAACAGTCGAAGGATGGGTCAAAACCATTTTCGACAAAATGGGCACAGCAATCCTTTCCAACTCCGAACAATACCGCAAAGACAACGAATCGCTACTCGATACGGTTAGCCGCATGGTGAATCAGTTTGAAGGGATGAGCATTGTGCTAGACAAGGTCAATATCAGCCTTGGCGCATTATCGACGGGTAGTGTTACAGCGCTCGAAGAATTAAGCAAGGTTGCAGGCGGCTTCGACAAACTGGCTCAAGCGCAATCGAGTTATTTTGATTTGTTCTACTCGGCTGCCGAAAAGTTCGATGTGCTGCAAAAAACACTATCACAGACATTGAACAATGTCGGCATTAACGCCATGCCAACCACCGTTGCAGCCTATAAAAGCATGGTCTCCAGCCAAGACCTAACAACCGATGCGGGTCGTACTGCCTATTATGCGCTGATTAGCAATGCCAGCAGCTTTAAGAGTTACTTCGATCAAACTGGCGCACAAACACCACTGTTATCTCAAACCAGTATGGCACGCTTTAGCGATGGCGGGTTTACAGGCGTTGGCGCGACATTAGAGCCAGCAGGAATTGTCCACAAAGGCGAGTATGTTGTCCCCGCATGGATGCTACGCAAACAACCAGATTTAGCACCACAACTGGAAAGCATCCGAAGTAATGGCTTTGCCAGCGGTGGCATGGTTGGCGGTTCTGTTAGCCCTAGCAATGACAGTAAGCTTTACGATTTACTCAAACGCATGGTCGATATTATTCGAAAATGGGATGGCGATGGTATGCCAACAGTGAGGGTGTAATATGCTAAAAATCATCATCCCAAGTGTCTATTCCGTCAGCAGCTCAAACATTGGTGGCACAACAGAAAACCAACAATCCTTTGCTGATGGTATTGTCGGTACGGTATCGACAGCTACAGCCAGCGATGGTTCTATTCAACTTACCATATCTGGCACAGGCGATGCACTGGCATTACTAGAAATGGGCGCAACATCGCTCGAAGTTAATAACAATCAGCTTCCTATTTCGAAGCCAATTAGTGACTGGAAGTATTACTTTTTTAGTAGTGTTGAAACCGTTAGAAACATGGTGTGTGAGTATGTTCCTATTAACGGAACACAGTCAATTATTTTAAACCGATCATCATTAGCACCAGCCCAGTTAGGTATGTTGGTTTATGGCCAAGTAATTGAGGTTGGCGATGTTCAATATGGCTTAAATTCTGAATTGCTAGACTATTCAAATAAGTCAACCGATGCAAACGGTTATGTCACGCTCGTTAAGCGAGGATATGGTCACTCGTTCACTGCCAATATTGAGCTAAAAACAGATGTTGCCAATTTTATGTATCAAGCATTAACTGATTTGCGAGCAACTCCATTGTTATTTTTCGATACAGCCGCCAGCCTAATCAGTTACGGCTTTTTTAAGAACATCAAGCGACAAATTAACCGCGCTAACTACGCTTTATTAACAATCGAAGTAGAGGGGATGCAATAATGGCAATTGACCAATTACCCACGCCACCGGACAGACCATATCCAGCCACATTTTCAGTGAGAGCGGATGCGTTTGTGGCTGCGCTACAGAACTTTATTAATCAACTTAATACCCAGATAGCAGGGTCAACTCAGACTGGCTCTTTAATTATTTCCAATCTGTTAACTGATTTGGCGATTAGTGGTGCTGGTGATAAGTTTGTTATTGTTAATTCTACCAATGGCGGTAAAGCAGGAAAAAAAAAAAAAAAAAATAGCATAACACTGTTTAAGGAATACACTGATCCCGTGACAGGTGACTATGTCATGGAGCGTTTTAACACAAGCGGTGTAAGCCAA